CGTAGCCGAGTGCTTCTTTAACGGCTACATTACTCTTATACTTTGGATTTGGGTTAATGTCAAGATGAATTTCCAACTTTCTTTCACCCAAAACGTCAAGTATTGCAGTTGCGGCTTCGATAGCAAATCCAACTTCTGAGATTAGACGTTGACGTAAGTTACCGAAGTCACGCATTTCAATATTTTTATGAAAAATTCTAGCGCCGCGCTTAGAATCCATATGAAGAATAATGACGGTAGAATACTTGGCGTACCAATGACCGTCTTTACGCTTGAACCTAATAGAATCGGCACCGATATAAACAGATGACGTTTCACTGGAGTTTAGAATTGCTTCTCTTGCTTCATCATACATGCGTCACCTGTTATTAACTGGCGAAGGTGCCGGGATTCGAACCCGGAACGACGGTTTTGGAGACCGTAATGATACCATTTCACTACACCAACAAAAACTGGTCGGGAATGTAGGATTCGAACCTACGACCCCCTGCTCCCAAAGCAGGTGCGCTACCAGACTGCGCTAATCCCCGATTATTTAATTACTTTGAATCTGCTTCTGGCTTTGCATCGCACTCGGCAGTAGGTGTTTGGGAGTCACAAACCTGCGAATTTACCTGTGGTGCATCGGCTTCTGTTGCATTTGCAGTAGCAAGTGCTTCTTCGGCGGCTGGACCAGCGGCTTCTGCTACTGATGGTGCTTCCGAAGAAGCGGCGCAAGCGGCAGTAAGAGCGGCAACTGCGAGAACCATATAAGACTTAATGTTCATATTATTTCCTTTGTTGAAAATGGAGCCCCCGACAGGACTCAAACCTGCATGTAATTCAGTTAACCTTTCCACTGGTTCGTAGCCAGAGGGTATACGGGGGCATGGAGCGACCGATGGGATTCGAACCCACTCCGTCAGCTTGGAAGGCTGAGTCCTCACCCAGGAGAACAGTCGCATTTATGGAATATAGAAATCACCGGCAGTTAAGCCGTCAGCATCTTCTAGAGGTATTACCGTGGTTGTTGGTAGACCGCCGATTACAAGAGGATCTTCTCTATGACTGTCTGCGAAAGCATTGGCATTTTCTTCGGTATCAAATAGAAAATATGTAGTTATGCCACCTTTTAGACCAAGGAAGCCGGCTCTACTTTTCCAATCTTCATTTCGTGCAGTCATTGCCTCAGGTGATAGATCGATATGGTCTACTCTACGCAATGCACATTTTACTACATATGACATAAATTTTCTCCGTCAATGGGTATCTTTGTCATTATTTATAACTGTGGCGACTCGGACGGGACTTGAACCCGCAACTTCCAGCGTGACAGGCTGGTGCTCTAACCAATTGAACTACCGAGCCATAGAATGGTGGGCCAGTGAGGTATCGATCCTCCCCCGAAAACGGATCGGATTTACAGTCCGACTGCCAGAGCCACTGGCTTTACCGACCCATAGCTGGTGCTCCCAGACGGGTTCGAACCGCCGACACTCGGTTCTTCAAACCGATGCTCTACCAACTGAGCTACAGGAGCATATAATGGTACGCCTAGAGGGACTCGAACCCCCACGCTTTCGCACTGGTACCTAAAACCAGCGTGTCTACCAATTCCACCATAGGCGCAAAAAGAGTGACCACCTGAAGTGTGCCTTGATACTTTACGTCCGGACGCCGTATCTTCCTAGATAGTAATTACTGTTGCAACAGCATACACTACCACTTTCTCTATGTGGTTTCCCACGAGGTTCAGCATAGGTGGTCTATATTGGTGGAGAATAACGGGATCGAACCGTTGACATCCAGCTTGCAAAGCTGGCGCTCTACCATCTGAGCTAATTCCCCAAAACTTATTAGAAGAACACACAAGATATAGAATAGTGTTGGCGCACCAATCGTTCGCTATCCGCCAAGATAACCGATCCGCCACCTCAATAGGCTAAGATCGTCAAATGTGTTCATCTAATAAGTCTTTGTAAAGCATGAGATTACTGCTTTTAGTTGAGGACCTTTGAGCCGTACCGACTTCCTTGCGAGAAGTGTTAACTCGTTATCCACTAGAGCCATCGCTGGTCATCTAGTATTCCTCAGTGCTGCCTTTTTTGAAGTGTGGCTTATCACTTATCATGCTATGCTATTCGACCTTCGTTCTTCCGCCAGCTTTGCAAGCTGTTCGCAGTCGCTAAACCGCTACGTCTTCACTTGGATCAATCACTTCATCCTTGCGGGAATCCGTGAACCCAATTCACTTTCGTGTTAGGTATTAAGCACCTTTCACATAGCACTGGAGCAGTCTTTCGCTTTTTATGATTGCAAAGTCGGAATCGAACCAACTACCTACAGTTCCTAAAACAGTCGCTCTACCAAATGAGCTATTTGCGAACCTACCAAGATGTGCTGCTCCAGTTGCTTCGTATCTTGTTAGATACAAAATACAACACACCTCATGTCTTTCGTCTTGCGGACTAATCAACCGCACTTCTAGTCTCCCCTCATCGGTTCAACTATTGTGCTACCGCTTTGCCTTTTCTTGCTAGATCAGACTTAGCGACTACCCATTAGTTTTTCAGCATTCGCGAGTTTGGTTCGATACAGCTAGACCACCACAGTCTATTAGAACTCACCGACTGGCTCTGTTCGTATCCTTTCGGACTTATATCACTCACTTACTGCCTACCGCCATTCTACTGACGGGAGATGCTTACGGTAATGCCGTGACATCTCTAACTTGGGCTTGTATAGATGGACCATTACTGGCGCAGGTACGTAGGAGTCCCTGCTTTGGCCTTCGTTGCCGAAGGTTACCCTAATGACGCTATACCGCCATTTCTTATTCTCTAGTTATACATCATCTTACGACGAATGTAAAGACTTTTTTAAATTATTTTTTATAAAAGTCGATATAATCTTGATATTCTTTGTTGGGATGATTTACCAATCGCTTATGATACAAATCAATCACCGTCTTTGCGGCTGTGCCAGGGAACAGATTAGGAAAGAATCCGTGAATGAAACTCGCCAATGCTGCCACCAGCAGTTTAAATCCAGCAAGAATTGCGAAAATCAAATGACTCACATATGTTTCTTTGCTTTTTTCTAAGTGTTCCCTAAACATCTGAAATATTCCCTAATTAATTCTTTGTCTATCTTGACTCCAAAATAATAATCTTTGAAATCCAGAACTGCAAATTTGTCTACTCGAACAAGATGAGTTCCGTGATGCTTTTGAATGGCAGCATCAATTTCAAGAACTAACTCTCCGACATCTCTATCGTAACTCGAATTTATTGCTAGATAGATTTGATTTTCGACAATATCGATAACAACAGAAGCGTTGTTATTGTATTTAGTAGAAATATTTTCAAGGAATGGCAAATCTACTGTAGTATCATTGATACGTATAACGTCGGTTCGCCCGGTATGTTTAAACTCATGCCAGTGGGAATGCACCTTTACGAACTTATCATTCGTAGCTACAGTCTTGTTATAAACAGGCATATCAACTAAGAGGCCGCCGTTATCATCAAAAGAAACGCCATAGAAAGCATCTGGTTTAAAAAACTCGGTATTATCAAAAGTATCAGCATTAACAGCGGTCAATCTGGACAACAGAAGTGGTCCAGCAGTTTCATTACAACCAAAGACACTTTCTATACTTTCGACATAACCTTGTTTAACATATTTCGTATAATCATATGGAATGTATGATAGAAGATCTAAGCGCATATTTGGATATTTTACGCCGTTATTTTCCAACGAAGTAAAAAACTTATCGGAAAGATCTCTATACGAAAAAGTAGCGTGGTTGATATCTTGGTCTTTCAATGTAAGAACAAGGTTCTCAACAATTTCTGCACGGTGTGACATAAGATAGTGCTTCTTTACCGCATCGCTATGTAACGACGGCAAGAAAAACACACTCAAACTACTACCATGATTTAGGTTTCTGCTATGCAGAACGTTACCCGAAAATCTCGACGAATTTCTCTTACACAATTCATAGAAAAATCTATGCGTGTGTGTAAGTAGCTTCGGAGTATTTGTGGTACCGCTACTGGTGCATATCATTAGAGTATCATCTGGTTCTGGCCGAATTGCAGAGATTTCATCAAATCTTTTTTGATTATCTACTGTAACAAGGCGTAGGTCCTCGATACTAAATGACCTATCACAATAGTCTATGAACCACGCTGACTTGGAATATGAATAACCAGCAGCATCATGAATATAGATGTTGATGGGCGAAAGCAACTTAACTTTAGGATTTACCTTATCGCTGGCGAGATACGCCGGTAGTTGGTCTGCAATAGTAACTACTAGGGACAACTCAAAGCTGGCAAAACAAAGGGCAAGATAATCGCTATCTACCATTAGCAAGCCGATAAGAATTCTATCACCCTTTTTGGCACCACATGTTTCAGTTAAAACATATTTCCAGTGGTCAATTTTATTTACCAACTCATCTTTATTGGTAGAACCCAGAGTAAGGTATTCTGTTGCTAGAGGACTAATGTCTACGCTTTGATAATTGTCTGAGATAAAATCTCTCGTTAAGGTTTGCATTACATCTCTCCATCATTAAAAACTAGGCCCGGGATATTTTACAAGCATACGGGCGGCGCTTGCCGTTTTGTTTACAACGTATAATCTGTTAGGGTATATACGTTGGTTCAGCAGACGGTACTGCTTATCTGGTTGCAGGAGTCGGACTTGAACCGACGACCTTCTGGTTATGAGCCAGACGAGCTACCACTGCTCCACCCTGCGTCAAACTGGCTCCCTAAGATGGATTCGAACCACCGACATTCGGTTTAACAGACCGACGCAACTACCACTGTGCTATTAGGGAATAGCGGTTATTCCTGCATGAACTTCTGTATGACAATTCGCGCAAAGCATAACACACTTATCTAATTCTTCTTTAATTACATTCCACGTTCTGGTGTTTCCAGACTCTGAAATGCCAAAATCTTTTTTATCGGGATCGAGATGATGAAACTGCAATGCACCCACATGCTTATCATAACCGCATATTACACACGAACCGCCCATATATTCAACCGACTTACGTTTAAGATTTTTTCTAAATCTATCAACTGCCGCTTTGTTTTTACACTTCACGGAACAAAATTTTTGTTTTGCTTCATTTTCACATAAGTGCCATTCACATTTTTTCATTTTCTTCTCCCAAAAAGATTAACAGACTTTGTTAATCTATTTATACTTTTTGAGATTTATATAAGCACCTCACGTCTTGGTGCTTACGCTAAACATTCTCGACAGACTCCATACACCATACGGCATGCGAGTAGTTTAGCTATAGAATGGTGCCCCCACGACGACTCGAACGCCGGACCTGATGATTACAAATCAACTGCTCTACCAACTGAGCTATAAGGGCAAGACTTATTAGAAGAGCGCACTGGCTACTGAGGTGTTGCCTCGCTACAGACAGTAATTTCGCTCTTTACGTTCTCATCTTCCCCCAATCGCTTGGTCACCACGAGAACTTCCAGTGCGGTCATCTAATAAGTCATGTGGGAGGGCCGAAACCCTCCCGACACAAACTTTATCTAACAATGTCAAAGATCAGAAACTTATTTATACACTCTACTACACTTTTTGGGGTAAGTCAAGTGCTTTTTTAAATTTATTTTCAAAAATCTTCTGGTTTATATGGGTCGTAAAATCTTCCCCACATCCAGCCAGAAGGTAGTATGAAAGTAAGTGGGTCTACCAAATGCGTTTTACCGCTAGGGTCGACACACCACTTTCGTCTTCTATGTCTCGCCTTCATCGCTATGAGATTGCGAGTTTCCCACGATTGGCGTCTGCCATACATAGGATTATTTTCGTTGCGCCTTGTTCCTCGCATCTTGCGACGAATTTTGGCCTTTGTATCTTCTTTCAAGCCACCCCAATTAGGGTTGTTGCTTCCACTTAACGCTAGAGCAATCTTTCGTTTATGCTCTGTTGTTAGATTTGGTATCTTCTTTCTAGCAACTTTATCCTTGAATGTCAACCCCTTTTTTAAACTTTCTGCTTTTTCTCTGATATATTCGATATTAGAGTTTTGCAGCAAAAGTTCTCTGGGCTTTGGTACCTGTTCCGGGTCCTTGACTAACCAGATTTCGCTTTTGTGTTTAAAGAGGAAGTATCTCACTTATAACACCTTTATCCAGCAATGTCAAGTCATGTTCTCGATCAATATACTTAAATTCAACATTTACCGGCACAAAATCACCAAGTGCCTCGAATACATCGTCGATATTCAGTGTTGAACAGGTATAGACATCCAGTTGCATCAATGCAGGGTCTACTTCGTCCCATACATGCATGGCAATATGGCTCGTTTCGATAATAGTTACCGCAGTCAAGCCTTGATTGCCTTCCATGTCCGAATACACGGCATATGGACCCATAAGTATCTTCATGCCAATCTTATCTACTAGAAGTTTCATCCAATCTTGAATGGCTTCTGCGCACTTAGGCGGATTTTTAAGTTCGGCACGGATGATTAAATGCTTATGTTCCAGTATTTGACCCATCAAAGTATTTCCCTAGATAGTGGAGAGAACTTCTATTTATTAGGAGTCCACCATATACTTTCGATGAAGTCCTTACCAAAGTTTTCTACCGCATAGTCATAATTTTGTTTACAGTGAGGAATATTATTGTATATAATTTGCTTCTCTTCGTCTGTAAAATCGTTTATATCTAATAATTTGTTTGCTATTTTGGAAAAATTAAAATCAGTATAAGGAATTTGTAAATATTCACACAATTCCATCATACTATTTTCTGTAAATAGCGTCTCATAAAATCCAATAAAAATATTTCCGAAGACTTGACGATAATTCTCTATCGTTTTTTCCCAATTTAATAATCGGTATTCAAATGGAACTGGAATATTCAATACATCGCTTAGTGTAACAGGAACATCGCTTGAAGTATTTTGTCGATATCTTCTAAATGTTTCAGACATCTTTTCGTTGGAGTCCACAGACAACTTAGCGATTACATCCAATTTCGTTTCTGAAATTTTCTGATTTATTGGATCCCGGAGAATAATTACCGGGAGAACTTTGAATCCATACAAGGTTGCCTTAGCAGCAAACTCTTGAAGTTGCTCTATCGTTGCAAAACCATTAGACGGTGACATTTCTCCTAGAAGATTAACCTCTGGATTTTCCGCCAGTTTTCGATAATGGTCAAAGAAGCTGGACTTATCGAAGTCCGGATTCAAAGTGAACCCATCCATGAAAAGAAAATGTTCTTTTATGTTAGATAAGTCACAGTCCCCACGGCCGCTTAATTCCCCATACAACCACGTGCTTCCCGCTCTTGCGCAACCCGCGTATAAAAGAAAATTTATCACGAATTACTCTGAGAGCGGCTCGGGCTTTTTTGATACTCGCTTCTTCTTAACCTCGGGCTTCTTCCAACCAGTAAGAAAACTCTCTAGCACATCGGCAAGAGCAGGATAAACAGTAAGAATATTTTTATCCTTTACAGCATCCAGAAGGTTTGTTTCATTTGGATGGCATCCTTGGCAAATTTGCATCCAGATTTCTTCGCGGCGCCACTGCGGAATCTTGGCCGCGCTGCCATTTGGAAGAAGGGTTAGAATGCGACGGAATTCCATCGTGATTGTGGTGTCTGCGATACCGTCGGGTAAGCCCTCATTCTTAATCGGTGTCTTGCCATCAGGTAGATTGTATGGGCCTTGTTCGTAGCCTACACCCCATGCAAGAAAGCGCATAAGAATAGAGTTACCCGTAGAGATTGCACGAACTCGTTCACGTAATTCGTCTACGTTCTTTACCTCTGTTGCCCAATCTAGGGCTTCATTGATATACTTAAACTTCTTAGGCTGTAATCTTGTTGCCATCGCTAATTCTCTTTCTCAATTCAGTAGTGCTAAAGCTATGCCGGCGACTATTGTAATAAACTTCGATTCCTAGTTCGTCACCAGTAAACCGCTTATCGTAATAATCTTGGCCGATGATGCGAACATCCCAGTCATAGCATTGTAGTATATTTAGCAAGTCTTCTTCCGTCGTATATGGAATGATATCATCCACATACTTACAGGCTTGCACCTGAATATATCGCTCAACCAAAGATTGAACAGGCTTGTTCTTCTCTGGGCGGTCAATAGTTGGGTCTGTCTGTAGTGCTACGACCAATCGGTCACACTGTTCCTTGGCTTCCTGCAGCATAAGGACATGACCCGCGTGAAACAGGTCAAAGCAACTGGCTGTGATGCCTACTCGTTCGGTGGAGCTATTAAAATTCATCGATTAAATCAATCATCTGTTTCATACGGTTTGCAATAAAGTAGTTCAGGAGACCACTGCGGTCGCCACCCTTTTGCTTTTCGTAACTATCTATGATAGCTTCTTTAATATCTTCTGGAATACGCGACAGGTCAACAAGTTCACGGTTGCGCTGGAAGTTGCGCCACATTTCATCACTGGTGATGAAGTCTTCTGGCTTCTGGTGTTTCCACTCAGCAACCTTATCTTTCTTCATAGGACGCTGGCGTGAACCAGTCACGAACGTATCGTCATCTGACAGGATGTTAGGAACACCGTCACCCTTATCACCCATGATGATATGTTCCATGAGAACTGCTTCTGGCTTATCGGTCAGCTTGACAAACTTCTTCTGCACGGGTGCATACTGCTTGACATTAGACCACTTCTGCAATTGATTGAAGTCGTGGTCGCCAGATAGAACGAGAAACGGCTCTGCACTGGGCAGAAGGCCATCGAGGTTCGAAGTCTGACTATATTCAGCCAACGCACCAATTACATCATCTGCTTCTGCGCCGTCAACATCGATTACGGGATAAGGGAAGTGTTCTGACAATTCTGCACGAACTTGATGCAGGGCTTCGAAGATGGAATTCCAATCAAAGCCACTATCTGCACGGCTCTTCTTACGATTAGCCTTGTAGTTAGGGAAGAACTGACGGCGCCAGTAGTGGCGATTGTCACATGCAATCACAATCTCACCGAACTCTGGTCCGAACTTGCGCTTATAAGAACGGATTGAATTGATAATCATGTGGCGTATCAGAGGCAAATTGACCTCTACATCACGGCGACCACCAAGTTCTGCCATCATGTTGCTAATTGCAACTTGGTTAAAATCTACTACAATCATTCGCTTTCACCTTTGCTTTTAGTTAAGACTTCGCGAATGTCATCAAGAAGACCGATTTCTGGACAGTGGACGCCAGCTTGACGCATATACATGCCTTGAATCATAACCGCAATAACGGCACAATCGCCGTTAAAGTTGTCATTCAACTTACCCAACTTCTTGTCTACGGCTCTCAAAATGCCATTCAGACAAGCATGGGCAAAAGCCTCAGCGTCCTGATATGCAGCATATTCGGTAGCACCTTCAAGGAAGTAATTGTAGGATTCCAAATCTTCTTTTGTGGGCGGTGCCGCATGAGGTCGAAGATAGGTCACGTTATCATTATCTGACATTAAAAGACTTTCAAAATTAGAGTTGTTGCCGTGAGTCGAGGGCGCACATTCGCATTCTTACTTTTAACAGAAGAATACCATTTTGTCAAGTCTTTTTTAGCGGTAGCAGAAAATGCAGGAATCTGATCTTCTGGCTTTCGAAGCAATTTACAACTGGACATGGACTCCTCATAGCCAACGAGAGACGCACCCTTTACAGTGATGCCGCCGCCGACTGGGCTATAATACTTGGAAATCTTACGTGTCTTGATATCAAACGTCCAGACTTCACTACAGTTAAGAAGGTTGATGGGTTCAACGCTCTTACCGAACTTGGGGTCTTCTGCCAAGAACTTAATAGCCTTGACTAGCTTTGTCTTATCTTTGGGCTTCTTCTTACGAACTTTAGCAACCTGCTTACTGATAAAAGACTTCTTGAGGTCATTGACATAACCTTCGACAAGCTGGACAATCTTCTTGA